TTTTGTATTTATTCATTGATTTAAGTTTAGCAATATTGTTCATCCCTGGAAGCTTCCCATCTGGCTTCAGCCTGGCTTTCTTCAAAAGAAGCCTGTTCATCTTCTTCACGTTCAGCAACCTGTTCTTCAGTTTCAAAAACTTCTTCACATGGTTCCTGGCATTGACAGCATTTTATCACGCCATCTTCTTCTTTGACTTCAGCTTCACAGCAATCAGAACCCAGGCTTTCAGGTTCACCCAGATCTTTCTGGTTCCAGGGAAATGAAGGGTTGTTCCCTTGACAATCAGCTGGTAAATAAGGATCAAAATTCATATTTGTAATTTTTAAGTTCATTCAAATGTATAAACAATAATTTATATTATCAACAAAAGTTTATACAATTATAAAGATCCAGCGCTTTCTTTTCTGAAAGCACCAGCTGGAAGGATCCATTCATCCACAATCATTGGCGCTGTGAATTCACCAGTGGCCTGGCTTACCCAGAAAGGATCCATTTTGAAAGCGGTTCCTGAAGCCACCTTTTCACGGATGCTTTGGTTGTTGTATAAAGTGAAGTTGATGTTGTTTTCAGTCTGATCAATCACATCAACCTTTTCTGGACTGATCGCATTGATTGAAGCCCAGATGTCAGGACTTCCAAAGATGCAAAGCTGGCATGAACAGCGTGACCATCCCAACATATAAGCTGGATGTGGCTGAACCTTCCAGAACTTCATGATTTCCCACACCTGTTCTTCAGTCCAGTCAATTATTGGGCGCCATGATATTGCAATCCTTTTTTTGCCACTGGTAGCATGAAGTTCAGTTTCTTCATACTTCGCACGGTTGGCGCTTTCCTGTCTTCTTTCACCAGTCAGGATGAAGATTTCATTTGAATATTCTGGGTTGTGTGCAATGACACGCCTTAACACATCAATTTTCACTTCAGCTGAACACCAACGGCTGGAAAGACTGGCTGAAACAGCTGGGAATTTCATCCTGGTATTAATGGCTTTTTTATCTGAAGCGATTAAATGGAATTCACCGCCAGGAACTTTCTGGAAGTAAATGTCCTGAAGTGGTTCATTGTTCCTGTAAATTGAACGGAACAGACCGCCCAGGCGAAATGAAAAGAATAATTTTAAACCGAAATGATCAGCGAAGCTTTGACAATATGAAGTGGTACATGACCAGTCAAAAAGTTTGTCACCGTGGCCATCAACATCATGGTGGTGAAGATGGATCCTTTCTTTTGGAACGCCCTGTTCCAACAAATAAAGAACCATTGCAACACTGTCTTTGCCACCAGAAAAAGCAACCAGAACGGGCGCTTTGCTTTTCAATATCTTTTTGATGTTCATATAAGATTTTAAGTTCATCACAAATGTATAAACTTTTATTTATATAAACACCAAAAGGATAAACTTTTATTTATATTATGTTGAAGATTTGAACAGATCTTTGAACATCCAAATGATCAGATATTTGAAAGCATCATGAAGGTGACTGTTCTTTTGGAACTTCACGCCAGCTTTGTCTTTCTCATATTCTTTGTGAACGCCATCTTTACCCAGAAGGATGGTGGCCAGATCCTTAATCAATAAAGCACACGCATCATCATCAATAAGGATTTCAATGTTGTATTTGTCAGCCAGGATCCTATTGATGAAATCACGGGCTTTCATCACTGAAGGATTGGCTTTTGGAACACGGTCTGAAGCATTGTTCAGCATGTTCTTCAGGGTGGCTTTCACATCTTTGAAGTTGCTGGCATCACCTTTACCAGCAATGTTGTATTTCCCAGAAGCATCACCATAATAAAAGATGTCAGATCCTTTGTCCTGGAAATCTTCCCTGAAGGCTTCACAAACTGACACCACTGTGTTTTCTGGGTACTGGCCAGCTATACCAGTGTATTCTTTGAAGAACCTGACCTGTGTGACAATTTCCATTTCACATCCTTCCTTAAATTCTTTGAACCTCATTTTGGTTCGTGGATTTCTCCACCTCACCACGCCTTCCAGGATCTGGGCGCAAACCATAGGTTGATAAGGTCTGGCGTTGAAATCCAGTGAAATGTGGATTGGCCTTCCATGAAGATATTTGACACGGCCAGTGTGTTTCACATAGCTGAAATGTGGAAGGAATTCAGATCCAGTTTTAAGTTTGCCCCAGTCACCCAGTGCATAAATTTTATATTGATTTTCATCAAAGTCTTTGATGTCTTCAATCTGCTGGTGATCTTCAGGGAAAAGGAATTCATTATCCCAGTGTGTAACCGTGATCAGTGTGGTGTTGGCCAGGTTACTATCATAAAAGTGTTTTTTGATCCAGTGATCTTCATCAATAGGGTTGAACATCAAAGTGATCTGGCCATCAACCACACCACGCAAACGCCTGTTCAATTCCTTAAAATCTTCATAGTCCAGTTCAGTTGCTTCTTCAACAACTATCCTGGTGATCCCTTCAATTGATTTGATCTTTTCTGGATCATCCAGGCCACGGAAAAGAAAGACTGAACCCACACGGCCAATGTGGATGTCCATTGGCTTCAGCGTTGTTTCAATGAATGGTTCCAGGCCAAATTCATTGCACCTGTTCAGGAAGGATTGATAAACACTGTCTTTCAATGTTGATGCAACCTTTCTGATCACCAGAACCTTTTCATATTTTTCACACGCCTTCAGGACTTCATCCTGTGCAACGGACACAGATTTCCCAGCACCAGCACCGCCCTTTATTACACGGAACCTGGTTTTGACATCACGGATCTTCCAGAAGCAATCAGTGAACATGTCTGGATCAATATTCAAACGAACATTGTTATTGCTCATTTTTCTTCTTTTTCGGCATTATATTGATTTCAAATCCACCAACAGCTGAACCATCAGCGCCAGTGATTTCCTGTCTGTAAACATAGCCACGTTTCTTTCCTTTGGTCTTCAGTTTAAACATCACTGAAGCGTTGTCAATTGGCGTGATATATTCACGGATCGGGTTCCCTTCAGCATCCAGTTCATATTCACCTGGAATGGGATTTCCATCTTTATCTTTTTTGTGCCTTAAAATATATTGTCCTTTCATTAGGAAGCGAAGCTGGCTTTCAGCAAAGTCCAGATCTTCTTCATCAATGTCTTCAACAGCTGATTTGAACAGTGGGTTGTTGTTTACCCAGTTGTAAAATGTTGGCCTGGTGATCTGGCCAGCAATGCAAGTTTCTGAAATATTACAGGACTTGTTTCTGTAAATCTCAATTATGTTCAGCTGTTGAACTGTTAGCGGTTTAGGTGCTTTGGCCTCATGATCATTGTTTGAAAGTTGATCATTATCTTTCAGATTTTCCATACATCAAAGATAGTGGAAAAGCCTTTAACAAAAAAAGTCCTGTTTTCACAGGACTAATTTGTTTTTTATGACTGGCTTTTTAGGCTTTGATTTCGCTTTTGGTTTCGGTGGATCTCTCAAAATCTGTTCATCCAGTAGCGCCTGAATATCTTCACGCTTTTGGAACGGTTGATCCCATCCTGGATAAAGACCTGACTTTTCAGCTATTGCCTTATATTCGTTTTCCTGGATGTATTTCATCTGAACATCTGGATGATACTTCTTCATTCTGTTCATCTTCACCGTGTCCTTCTTTTCCCAGTAGCCTTTGACTTCAACCCTGTACTGGCTGTCATCATTCCTGGTGATCCTGAAGTCAGGTTTGTAGTTGGTAGTTCCACGCTTCAGACCTTCAAACCAGAAGGTTTCTTTTTCATACTCCCATTCCTTAATGGATCCATTGTTCTTCAAAAACTCATAGTAAGCGCAAAGGTTCGCTTCCCATCTGGATCTGACAAACAGAACACGATCACCAAAAATGATCCAGCCATGTTCATATCCCTTTTTGATCATGTTTGGATCCTGGCTTAATTTTTCCCTGAACAGTTCTTTCCTGGAAAGGATCTGGCTGTTTGCCTGTAACTGGCCAGCCACTGTTTCTTCTAATGATTTTCTGGTAAACTTCATGACTTTCTGTTGAACTCTTTAAATGAATTATTACTGGAACTATAAATCAGATGATCAATTGCTTCACGTTCACGGATCCTGACTTCATCCTGTTGATCTGTGAAGAAGATGATCCATCCATCATTCACATAAGTGATAAACGCCATTGATCCAGCTGAAGTGT